CAGCTCGACGGGTACCGTAGATCTGGTGTCACGCAGGTCGAGATTCTGGCAGCATCGGATGAACGTACCTGCCCAACATGCGGGGGTCTAAACGGGGAGATTGTTGACATTGCGAAAGCAGATTCCGTCCTCCCTGCACATGCGCAATGTCGTTGCACATATTGCCCGGTTGTGGCAACAATGAAAATTGTACCCTCCTCAAAAAATATGAGCGCACACGCATTGGAGCAGGCGAAAAAACGTGGTATATCGACTGACGACATCAACGATGCGTGCGCACACCCATTAAAATCGGGTGATATAAAATATGACGAGTACGGGAGAAAGAGTATACGAAATATTGGCAAAAAGGCAGAAATAGCGTATAATCCAGATACAGGAATTATAGCCTCGGTTAATCCGACGCACACCAAGAAAGCACAAAAACTAATGAAGGAGAAGCAAGATGGTATTTGAATTTACAGCTGCTGAAAAAGTTCTGATCGATACTCTGGCAGAGCAGTATAATCTCGATTTGTCATCTGACTACAACTTCAGTTATGAAGAATCGGAGGCCCTGCGTGACGCGGCAATGGATTTTGAGGTTGTACACGGCCTTGACAAGGATTACAATCCAACGCCTGAAGGCGATTTGGCAATACTTATTGCTGACAAGCTGCTAGCGGCCTAAAGAAAAAAACATGAAGCAAAAAGCACTCTCACTCGAGGGTGCTTTTTTTATGCCACAAAGGAGTTTACATGAAGTGTCCATATCTGTATAACACTTTAGAGGCTGTGCATCCAAAGAAGGTTAAGTACATAGCGGTCAACGTCGAGAACTATGATGGCACTCCAGACAGACTGCATATGACCTCGAATGATACATCCTATACAAGGCAAAGATTTATGCACGACTGTTTGAAAGAAGAATGCGCAGCCTGGCAGAATGGCCATTGTGTAAGAACAGCATAGGAGGAAACTTATGACAAAGGAACGCTCTCTGTATGGAGACATTGAATATGACTGCACAGAAAATGAGAACACCCTTGGATTCAAAATGGGTGAGGATAGCCCCACTATTCTTGACGAGATGTATGTAGGGTGCAAGTTTGCACCCAGCGCAGGAGTCACTGTAATAGGGATGAAGGACTTGACTAAGGCCCTCGAAAGGATAGGCTATGCTCTTACAAAAGCTGGAGATGCAAAATTTACCGTTGGAGGAAAACCAGTTGAACAAATCATTGTTTCTCGCGACAACAAAGAAGTAATTGCAGTTATCTCAAACACCGAGATCATCGGGCACAAGGGTTTCCAGGTAGACATTAATTTCAAAGAAGCCTGACAAGGCATTTCCTTACTTCGGGAAATGATTCTAAAAGGCGCTCAGCAATGGGCGTCTTTTTATATGCCTACAAAGAGGCTAAACCTCCGGAAGGGCTACTTACATTCGGGCCGCGAGTCCCTGACCAACTCGAACCGGCGATGCGTGGTGGGTGACACGTTAAAACTCAGCCGGATTACGAAAGGAGACCGATTATGTTAGCAGAAAAAATCAGAACACTGTTGGGGCCGGAACTCACTACTCAGGTCGAAGAGAAGCTTAAGGGCAAAGGCAAGGATGACAAGGACGTCGATATCGTGGTTGGTAATGACGGGTCTTTTCTTCCGTCGGATAAAGCCGACACACTGCGCGCCGAGAAGGTTGCAGCTGAGACACTTGCTACAAACGCTGTCGCGCAATTGCAGGCACTTAAGGATACCGGGGATCCGGAGAAGCTGAAAGCAGATTTGCTTAAAGCCCAGGGAGAGCTTGCCACCCTTCAGACATCACACGCGAAGGAGGTTACTGACATCCGGAAGAAGGGCGCCATAGCCCTTAAGCTTGTGGACACTTTCTATGATCCGGCTGACGCTGTTGACCGTATCGATCTGGACAAAGTCGTCATGAATGCCAAAGGCGAAATCACCGGAGGCCTCGACGATCAGATCACAGAAATCAAGACACAGAAGCCGCACTGGGTGAAGCCAGGCAAAGACGACGATGATGAAACTGATCCTACGGTCAGTGGATTCAAGCCCGCAGCCAAGCCTCTGCCGAGTGCAAGCAACAATCCCTGGAAAAAAGAAACATTCAACCTGACCGAGCAGGGCCGAATCACGAAGAGCAATCCCGCTCTCGCGGCAAAGCTTAAAGCCCAGGCAGGAAAATAATCGAAGGAGGACTATTCAATGTCAGCAACATCACTTACCGACATCATTGTTCCTGAGGTATTCACACCATACCTCGTTAACAAGACCATGGAGCTTTCTGCTCTGTATCAGTCCGGCATCATCACAAACGACACGGAGTTCGACGCACTTGCGTCAGCTGCGGCATCGATCGTGAACATGCCCTATTTCTCGGATCTTTCGGGTGAGTCCGAAGCAATGACCGAGGCCGCTATCACGCCCGATAAAATCGGGACCGCTCAGGACATGGCCGCAATTCTGCGCCGGGTAAAGTCCTGGGGTTCTACAGGCCTTGCCGCCGCCCTCTCCGGAGCGGATCCAATGGCTGCCATCGGCAATCTCGCTGCCGCTTTCTGGGCTCGCGACATGCAGAAAGAGCTCATTGCTATCCTTAAGGGAATTTTCGGAGCCGCGTCCATGAGTGGATTGGTTCAGGATATTTCCGGCGGAACCGGCGCAGCTGCTGTCTGGTCCGGCGATGCATTCGTCGATGCCTGCCAGCTCCTGGGCGATGCTAAGGGTACACTTACGGCGGTTGCCGTCCACTCCATGACAGAGGCGCTCCTGAAAAAGCAGGACCTGATCGACTACATCCAGCCTTCTGCTGGTGGCCTTCCGATCCCATACTATCAGGGCAAGCGCCTTATCATCGATGACGGCTGTCCTGCTGCAGCTGGGGTTTATACCTCATTCCTGTTCGGTCAGGGCGCTATCGGTCTTGGCAACGGAACTCCTGCAGGCATCACACCCACAGAAACAGTACGTAATGCAATGACCGGATCCGGCGAGGACGTTCTTATCAATCGTAAGAACTACATCCTGCATCCGCGTGGCATCAAGTACAAAGGCACTCCCGCTGCGAAGTCTGGTCCGACACGTGTCGAACTCGGTACAGCAACAAACTGGGAGCGCGTCTATGACGTCAAGAAGATCCGCGTCGTAGAATTCAAGCACAAGCTTGCCTGATAGTTGAGGAGGGCTCGGAATGGCGGAACTAACTAACCTGGAGAAAATTACACTGCAGCTCGGCCCCCGTACCGCAGCCTTCGTTGATGGCGCTCTCGCACTCTTACTATCTGACGTGGAGGAATATCTGACCGGCCGGGGCGTTGATGTGGCAACACACTCGGCTCTGGTCCGTCGGATAGTCCTTGTCCGGATAAACCAGATAGGGTCTGAGGGAGTGGCATCTGAAAGCTTCTCCGGGAGCTCTCAGAACTTCCTCGACAATCTGCCGGCGGATATCTTGACCGACATCAGAAGCGCAAGGACGGTGATCTGGTGAGTATACAGGCACGCATGAAGAGTTATACAGTGCAGGAGCATGTTGATCAGCAGAGCACCCGATCCGGTGCAGTGAAGAAGGTTTGGACAGACACCGGCACTATTGTCGGATCCTTTATCCCGGCGTCACTGTCAGATAGCGGGCAGGTGGTCAACTACAGTAATCACCAGGCAGCTCTTCTGACTTTGACGCACGGTACGATTGCCAAAGTGAAGCACCGGATCCTGATCGATGGCCTCGCCTTTGACGTTACCGACGTCGATAGTGCGGGAAGATACGAGAAGATCACGCTCAAAGCGGTGGAGGAGCACGGAAAACATGAGTCAAGCAGCGAATAGACTTCAGGGTGCGAGTGATGAAATTCTGGCCGGCTTTAGACACGGCTTGGAAAAGGCCTGCCTGATTGTTGAGACAGATGCAAAAAAAAAGTGTCCTGTTGACGAAGGTCTTTTGCGGGCGGGTATTTCTCATGACGTAAGCGAAAATGCGCAGGAGATCCGCGGCAAGATCGGCAGCAACCTAGAGTATGCCCCGTATGTGCACCAGGGCACCGGAATTTACGCCGTAAATGGCGATGGCCGGAAGGATCCCTGGGGATACAAAAGCGAGTCTCCGAAGTATAGCGGCTTTCATAGGACGGTTGGCCAAAAGCCACAGCCTTTTCTCAAGGACGCTGTTGAAGAGAACAAGCAGAACATAACAGATGCGCTGACAGCTGCTAAGGGAGGAGGGGTGGATATCAAATGATTGAAGCAATTAAGAATAGGCTGATCGGCGATTCCGCCCTCACCTCACTCCTGAAAGCGACGGCAGAAGATACAAGGATCTACCCACTTTCATCAGACAATTTTGGGCCTTGTATCTGCTATTCGGTGAGACCACAGAGCGGTGGGCACGTGAAACAGTCAACACTCGAACTGCGGATCGTTACCGAAGACTATGATCTTGGTCTTGATATTGAGAAGCGTTGTAACGAACTATTGGACCTCGAAGAGAAAAATAGTGTCGGATGGCTCGACAGTGCGGCCGGCGTGAACATCCTCTCTTCGAATCTCTCTGGCGGCGGCGAACTGGAAATGGCTCCGGTCTATCAGAGATTCCCGTCGTACACAATAAAATGGAGGTATTTTGAATGACTGATGATGAAGTAATCCTCGGCTCAGGTGATTTGTACCTGGCTGAATACGCAACTGGCACTATCCCGATCGACACCATCCTCGAGGTCGAAGCAAATCTTGTCGGGAGAATTTCCGGCGGGGCCTCACTCGAGTACAAGCCAACGACTTATGAGGTCACGGACGATAAAGGAATGGTTCTCAAGAGAATCATCACAAAAGAGGAAGTCACTTTCAAGAGTGGCGTTCTCACGTGGAATCTCGAAACCCTTGCCAAGCTCTGCGCCGGTGCGGTCGCCTCGACAGCCGCGGAAGTCAAGCTGAAAATCGGTGGAGCCAAACTCCTAAAGTCCTATGTGCTGCAGTTCGTGCACACAAAAGATGATGGTTTCAAGCTTCGCACAACTCTTATCGTTACCGCGTCTGATGGTTTCACTCTTGCCTTCACAAAGGACAAAGAGACGATCGTGGACGCTATTTTCAAGGCCCTTTCTCAGACAGATGGCACACTGATCATCATCAGAGATCAGCTGACCGCTGTGGTCTGATCCTAACCTACAGAAAAACAAGAATACACAAAAAGGGCCTGGGGGAAATTCTCAGGCCCTTTTCATTTTGGAGGAAAACTATATGAGCAAAATTCTCGATCTTGGCGTGTTGGCCAAACAAAACACATTTGATATTGCAATGCTCGATGGAGACGTTCTGCATCTATCTAAACCGACGGAAGAGCTCCTGCTTGACTTCATCGCTTATGATGGCCGCCTGACGGTTATAAAATCGGATCCGTCCGTGTCTGCAGATGAATCGGCACTCAAACAAATGGCGCTTCTGCGGGATACGGTTATCAACATATTGAACCTGAATGTAGATGGCATCATTGTGGATGTAGCGTACATGCAGGATAAGAAGATCAATTACTTCCTGCAGACAGCCATTATTGGTGGGTTTGGAGAATACATGCAGGAGTTATCCTCAGACCCAAACTCCAAATCCCCACAAAGCCTGGTGAAACATCCGGTAACGGTGGGGAAGAAACGGAATTAATGCCGACAATTAAGTCGGTTATGGATTATAGCGGATTGGACTATTACAAAGTTCTGGCCCTTCCGGTTGATCTCTTTTTACTCATGAAGAAGAACGCCTTCCTGGACAAAATGAATACAACAGAAGAGGGCAAAAAATACTTACAGGACTGTAAGCGCTTGTCGACAACCGAACCGGATTACGACAAGTTGCGGAGCATGCCCGGATACCAAGCAGAGGAGGTCTGAAAATTGGCTGGAGTCGATCTCGGTAATCTTTCATACGATCTCGTGCTGAACAAGGGCACTTGGGAAACCGATATCACAAAAGCAAAACAGGATATAAGCAAGTTCGAAGACTCCATGGATGCCGCGGGAAAGAAATTGTCTTCCGCGGGGTCAGCACTGATGAAAGGGGTCACGGCGCCCTTACTTGGACTGGGAGTCGCAGCGGTGAAGCTCGGCATGGACTTTGATACTGCGATGAGCGGTATAGCAGCCGTATCTCAAGCAAGTGTCGAAGAGATGGAGGCAATGCGCGCGCAGGCCTTACAGCTTGGTGCAGATACAGCCTTCTCCGCAACGGAAGCAGCAAACGGACTTGAGGCGCTTATCTCGGGAGGTCTCTCTGTAGCGGACGCCATGGCCGCAGCTAACGGCACTCTGGCACTTGCCGCAGCAGGATCCATGGAGGTCGCTGATGCAGCGGCGCTCACAGCGTCGACAATCAATGTATTCAAAGATGCTGCCGGCGGCGCAGGCCACGTTGCAGATGTTTTAGCGCAGGCGGCAGCTTCATCGGCAACAGAAGTATCAGAAATGGGAGCGGCCCTTAGTTACGCTGGTGGAGTCGCGGCTGGCGCAGGCTTGGGCTACGAAGAGACGGCAGCAGCCATTGAGGTTATGGCCAACGCGGGAATACAGGGCGAGCGGGCAGGAACTGCTTTACGAGGAGCGCTTACCGCTATCCAAAATCCTTCCCAGGTTGCCGCGGCTAAGATGGATGATCTAGGAGTCTCTTTTTATGACGGAGAGGGCAAAATGCTCTCTCTGTCTGATCAGATAGGTGTCCTGAAAGAATCCTTTATCGGTCTCACAGAACAAGAACAACAGCAGGCTCTCGCGCAGATCTATGGCACCGAATCCTTGTCAGGAATGATGGCTTTAGTAGATGCAGGTCCTGATCAGCTTGATTCTATGACTGCTGCACTGGAGAATTGTACGGGTGCAGCGCAGACAATGGCTGATACGAAACTCGATAATCTTGGTGGAGATCTTGAAGCACTACAGGGTTCCGTTGAAACGCTGGCCATCGGTTTTTCTGCTATTGGAAATGGCGGAATGAGATCCCTGGTCCAGAGCGCGACGGAGTTAATAAATAAGATCAATGCACTCGACGACGGGACAAAAAAGCAGATACTCTCCGTTGCAGGAGCGGCAGCGGCCCTTGGCCCCCTGCTGTTTGCTACGGGTAAAATCACTTCCGGACTCTCCGGATTGATCCCATTATTGGGTTTGGGTAGCGGCGGCTTTGCAACGATTGGAAAGACACTGGGGCCTGTCGGCGAAATGCTGGGACCTCTCGGTTCAGGGTTTGGCGCTTTTGGCAAGTTGGTCGGGGGACTTTTCGGAGGCGCGGGTATCGTTGCGATCGCTCTGGTCCTCCTTACCACTCTTGCTGCAGGTGCTTCAGCTGCGGGCGTGGACGTTGGCAGCATGATCACTAATGTGGTCACAGGCATAACCTCATTCGCGTCAGATTTTGCAGCGAAGATAGGGGAGATGGCTCCGAAGATCCTTGCCCAGTTCCCGGCAATGCTGACAAGTATCACGACGGGTATCTTGTCGATGCTTGACGTACTCATACCAATCGGCATGGAACTGATCAATACAATAATCAAGGGATTAGCAGACAATGCTCCCGCCATCGTAACGAGCGCTGTAGATATTGTACTCAAACTTGCAGACGGCATACTCGATGCCGCACCGGCTTTGATCGACGGGGCGTTCGCATTGGTAGAGGGGCTGATCACAGGCATT